TCGCTAGAGCATAAAATTAATGGCTCTATTAAGGACATTGCTACTCTTTGTGACGCCTACGACAATCTGAAAGAAAAGCACGGCATTGATGAATGGGATGAAGTTTCTTTTGAAGCTGAAGAGAAGCGGCATCACGTAAGGCGAGCCTTTGAGCTTATGTATCGAAATTTGTTGGATGGGGGTCGAGCCTCAACGTCCACAATCGAATATATGCAACAATACGGCGTACACCCACAAGTCGGTTTTACTGAAGTGAACGGATATTTGCAGGTTTGTGGTCAACGCATTGCACAAGGTGAATTGCTACATTCAAACGATCTTGAGGATTTTTTGGATGCAATGGCTGAAAAGTATCACAAAAACGTCGATGCCACTGCCGAAAGGATTTTTGGAAAATCTGATTTTGTAAATCCAGAGTATATGATGAAGCTCGAAAAGCCAAAAGGGGATGAAAATGTTTCTTAAGTATAAATTACATAGAACTCCTATGGGAAACACAACACCACCGTGGGTTGAAAATCCGGGCCATTTTCCTGACCCAGACGATAACACTTACATTGGATACACGCCTGACGAAGCTGATAGAGCGTATTGGGTTCCTGATACCGTCACAAATTATACGCAGTCAGAACTGGTTGATTACGTTCTTGATCTACATTCTCGCTACCCGATGTTAAACGCTCCAGCAGATGGTAGTGGCGTGATTGACCCAGATAATCCACCAAGTGCTATGACGAATGATGAAGTAACAGCATTTGTGAACACTTGGGCGACTGCAGTAAGTTCTTAAAAGGAACCTAAATGCTCGGCTTTAGCCCCTTATCATCAACAACTCTTGCAGACGATGGACTCTTAATAGTTTCATCGTCTATTAGTTTGTCAGGGGTAAACAGTCAAGGTTCTACAGGTAGTTTAAATCTTACTGTAGTAGACAGTAAAACTTTAACATCTGTTTCTAGTGTAACTGCAGTAGGTTCTGTTTCAACATCTATAGCAGATATTCAGTCATTAGTATCTGTATCTAGTTCCACTTCGTTAGGAACTTTATCTTTAACTGTAACGGATTCAGAGACCCTTTCCTCTGTTTCTTCCTCTTCTCAGATCAACTCTTTAGGAGTACAACTAGAAGATACGCAGTTAGTAACATCTGTATCTATCTCCTCTCAAGTTGGGAATATAGTCACTAATATAATAATCCCACTCTCTTCAGCAAATACAACAAGTCAAGTTACATCACTACAAGGAACTAGTGAAGATCAGCAACTTCTAAACTCAGTTTCCTCAAGTTCACAAATAAGTTCTGTTTCAACAAGTGTTTCAGAGCAAGGTGTTCTAAGCAATGTTTCTTCTGGATCTAGTATTAATAGTCTATCTGTAACAGTCACTGACTTACAGGTACTAACTTCTACATCTTCTTCAGTACAAGTTAACTCTATTACACCAAAGAGTGGCATAAATTTAACTGGAAACTCTTCTTCAGTTGTTGTAAATTCAGTTAGCTCGAATGGAACAGCTAACGAAACCCTTTCAACATTAAACTCAACTACACAAGTAGGCTCAATTCAAATTGGCCCTTCAGAACACCTAGTAGCAGTTTCAGTAACTTTAAGTGTTTCCTCTTTAACACTATCTGCTAGTTCAAATAAAACTGTTGAAGATGTAAACTCTGCTCTTATTTCGGGAGATATGGGCGGTTCAAGTAGCGTTGAGCTATCCTCAGACTCAAGTGCTTCTGAAATAGGAGTTGTTACTAAAACAGCCTCTAGTAACTCAACACTAGTTAAAGTTACTTCACAAACATTTATTGATATATCCGCATCAGGTACTGCCAACACAGACTTATCAACAGTATCTTCATCTACTCAAATACCAAATAGTTTAGATACAGAAGTTGTTACTATTGCTTCTACAGTAGGTGTTAATACTACCTCTGAAGTAAATAATGTTTCTGGTATCGAAACTATAAACGCTGATGTTCTCTTAGATACTAAACCTAATTTATACTATTCTGGTGATACTTCTGGTGGAGTTGATTATACAAGTTCTACACAGTATCAGAGTTCTACTATTGGAGTCGAACTTTATTTTAAATTAGATTCTAACTATACTACTGGTCAAACTTGGATATTTGATTCCCAAGGTTCTAAGACAGGTTGGACTAGCCAGAGAATTTATGCTTATTTAAATGGAAACTCTATTACCTCTCACGTTAAGTTAGGTAACCAGTTAAGTAGGACAGCAACTAGTACGTTTACTATTAGCCCGTCTGGTGGTATATCTGTAGACACTTGGTACAGATTACACGTATATCAGAGTGGTCAACGTCACTATGCTAATCTGTATGACAGTTCTAACAATGTTTTACACAGTCAAAGTCAATTACTAACAATAAGCTATGGATCTTACACCTCTGCCTCTTATCAGTTTTTCTTAGATGATTTTACTGTAGGCGGTTATAATGGAAATACTTTCCAAGGCTTAATAAATAACTTTAGCATAAACGCTCCTATAAATTTAGCTAGGAGTCTAGTTCTCTATCAACAAACAACACCTACTTGGGCAGCTACTAACAGTTTCACAAATAATGCAACAGCAGCTGATACACTTGTTTTTGATAGTCCTTTTGAAGAAGCTCACAAAGTAAATTCTGGTGTAACTGTTTCACCATTATCTTTTTCCGTAGACTCTTCTGTTATTCTTAACTCGGCTACCTTTACAGGTCAAGTTGGTAATATTGACAGTTTCAACGTAAATTCTAGTATAGATCTTATTAGTGTTGATATTATTGCAGATTTACAAACTGTAACTCAAGTTCACTCAAGTAACCCTACAATCATCTCAGTACCTGTACAAACAGATATTGAAGATGTTGATAAAATTTCTACAGTATTTCTTCCAACATCTTTACTAGGGGTTTCTCTAGGAACAGTTGTTGGAAATTTAAGCTTGACTTTAAGTAGTTTATCTTCTAACATAGTTACAGATAATCTTTCAGTTAGCTCTTCTGTAAATATTAATAGTGTATCATCTCAAGCCTCTATACAAGGTATTTCTACACTTGTAATAGTTGATTTAAATGATGTTTCTTTAAGTGTAGATATTAACGACTTAAAAGAAAACTTATCTCTAACTTTATCAACAGCTACCTCTGCATTACAAGCCTCTAGTTTAATAATTGATATTGACGAAATTATTCCCCCAGCTTTATCTGTATCTTCTCAGGTATCTGTAGGTCAAATTTCTCTAGATGTTTCTGTACCTACAGGTTCTGTATCAGCCTCAATATCTTCTAACAGTTTATCTGGTTCTACTCAAGAACCTTTAGATAGCGTAGTCAGTTTATTACAAGCAGGTTCTCTTACTGTAGCTAATAACAGTAGCATAGATATTAGCTCTGTATCTACTACTTCACAAGTTGCTCCTACACTTGATGTAAACTCTATTGCTATCATTACAGGTGTAAGCTCTGCTACAGCCTTTAATATTGATTCAGCTTTTACAGGTCAAGCAAGTCCTTCTGGAGCTTCGTCTTTACTTGAAGTTGGTGTAGTAATTGTAAATATTACAAAAGTATTGTCTTCTGCAAGCTCTACTTTCAATGCATCTGATGAAGTAAAAGGTGTAATAAACGCATCTGTACAACTAACTACCTTACCGTTAGTTACTGTGAACAGAGGTTCTATAACACTATCTACAGATGGGTTCAACTTTGAAGAGTTTAAAAATGCTTATGACAGAGCAAGAACTGTTTATATTTCGAGGGCTGCTTAATGTCAAGTACATCTGATGAAAGAACTGTTATTATAGTAGAAGAACTTAGAACAGTATTCGTAGAAAAAGATGATACACCTTTTGATAGGTATATCTACATTACTAAGTAAAGGATCATAAAATGGCGTTTAGATGGCCTAACAAAGACCCAGATGAAACACTTGACTATAGTGTTGATTGGTCACGTTTTCTAGGTGATAAAACAATATCAAGCGTTCAATGGTTTCTTAGAGATGAGAACCGTGTTATGCAAGAGATCACGGCTGGGCAAACTCTGAATAATATAACTATTACGTCTACGACTAATACTGACACAGTTGCGACAATATATATTGCTGGTGGACTAAACAATGTTGACTACAAGTTTACCTGTCGTATAACTAACAACTTAGCTAATACTGTAGAGAGATCTATTAAAATAAGAATGCGGGAACAGTAATATGGCATACGACTTTTTAGGTATAGTTAACGACATAAACAGAAGGTCTAATGAGGTAGAGCTTACAACAGCTAACTTTGATACAGTTACTGGTTACTATTCTGCCATTAAGGACTCTGTTAACTCCTCAATTAACTTTATAAATCAACACGAATATGAGTGGCCTTTTAATCATTCTGAGGAAGAAGAGACACTTACAGCTAACATTGTTAGGTATTCCACTCCCGGGGATGCTAAGACTATTGATTGGGATAGCTTTAGAATAGCTAGAAGTGCTACACTAGGTAATGAAACAGTTAAATTAAAATTGATTTCATACGAAGAATATCTTGACAAATACGCAGATTACGAGTATAACTCTGAGTTAAAAGGTATGCCACGTTATGTTTTTCAAACACCTAGTAGAGAGTACGGATTAGTACCTGCTCCAGACAAAGCTTACACTATTTTTTATGAGTATTACAGACTGCCTGTCGATTTAGTTAACTCTACTGATGTACCATCTTTACCAGAATACTTTAGACACGTTATTGTAGACGGTGCTATGTACTACTTGTTTATGTTTAAGGGTGATATGCAAGCAGCTAATGCCTTACAACAAAAGTTTCTTATGGGTATTAAACATTTAAGAAGCACCTTTATAAACAGAACAAACTACGTAAGAGACACTAGAGTACATTACTAATGGCTATACAGTATCAAACATTTCCTATAGAATTTAAAGGGGGGCTTATTTCAAACCTAAGCCCTCTTCAACAGGGTGTAAATGCTTTAGGTTCAGCTACTATTTTAGAGAACTTTGAACCATCTACAAGTGGTGGATATTCTAAAATAAAAGGTTTTGCTAAGTTTGACACTACAGTTCTACCGGGGTCAGGTGATGTTTTACTTACTAAGGTCTTAGGTCTTAACTTTGTTTTGGCAGCTAGGGCTGATGGCGGTGTTACTAAATACTACGAAAGTCAAGGAAGTGGATGGACTTTAAGAGGAACCGCTGCTTCTTTAGGACAAAGAGTTCGTTTTGTTGATGTTGTTTTAGGTGGTAAAAAGAAAACTATATTAGTGGATGGAGTTAACTTTCCAGCTATTTATAATGACACTGATGACACCTTTACTTTTTTGTCAGCTTCTAACTCTCCAGACATAGCTGCATCATCAGATGTAGAGTTCTTTAAAAACCATTTTTTCTTTGCTAGTGGTGCTAATCTCGTATTCAGCGCCCCCTTTGACGAAACAGATTTTTCTGCAGCCAATGGTGCTGGTAGTCTTTCTTTAGGTTCTGAAATAGAGGGCTTAAAAGTATTTAGAGATCAGCTTATAATTTTTACTAAAAGGTCTATACATAAGCTTGTCGGTAATAGTGTTTCAGATTTTAATCTGTCTCCTATAACACTAGATATTGGTTGTACTGCAAAAGAAACCATCCAAGAAGTTGGTGGAGATATTATGTACCTATCTTCTGATGGGATTAGGTTATTATCTGCTACTGATAGAATTGGTGATTTCGGTTTAGCTGTAGCATCTGCTCCTATTAAAAAAGATACGGAGTATTTCCTAAAGCTTGCTAATAACTTCTCTTCTTTAGTTATAAGAGAAAAAGCTCAGTATAGAATATTTGGTTATAACGCAGCTACTCCCTCAGACTTATCACCCGGTTTACTCGCAACAAAGTTTTCGGCTCAAGGCGCAGATTCTATAGCTTGGGCTACATTAAGGGGAATGAAGGTAAATGTATCTGACAGTTTAATTACTGGGAACTCTGAAACTATTGTGTTTGGTAATGACTCAGGCTACGTTTATAAAATGGAGTTTGGATCTAATTTTGACTCTGAGAACATAAGGTGTGTTTATGAATCTCCTTATATGCCTATTCAAGATCCTCAAATAAGGAAAACTTTTTACAGAGTTACTACCTATTTAGAACCAACAGCCACACTTAGTCTAGATATAAACTTATCATATGATTTTGCTGGTCAAGGAAAAGGTACTACGATTGACCCCCCTACAAGTACTCTTATAAGTGCAACGGGTGCAGTATCTTTATATGGCGCTCCGACTTCTATTTACAATACATCTACTTATGGAAGTTTTGCTGATAGAGTTTATGAAACATTTGCACTAGGTAGTGGTAAGACGGTTTCCATTAGGTATGAAGATGACTCTACTAACCCAACATTTAAATTAGACACTGCAGTGTTAGAATTTAGAACTAACGAAAGACAGTAAGGACAAACTAAAATGGCAGGATATACAAGACAAGATACTACAGGTCAGATAGCTAATGGCGAAGCTATTGATGCTGATGACATTAACGCTGAGTTTAATGCTGTTCAAACTGCTTTCACTGGTGCATCTGGTCATAATCACGATCCTAGTTCTTCTGACTCAGGAGCGCCTATTGAGAAGGTTGGCCCTGCAGGACAAATTACGGTAAACTCAACTCAAGTATTACCTAATGGTGATAACACTATAGATCTTGGTGGTTCAGCGTCTAGTGCCAGATTTAAAAATGGTAGATTTGGTTCTACTGTCTCAGCGGCTACTCTTGATGGGGATACTGTAGTAGCTGGTAGTAGTGGTTATATGACCCTTACAGATAACGAGATAGATGTTTCATCAGGTAATCTTCTTGTAGATGTCGCTGGAGATATGACTGTAGATGTAGCTGGTGGTAACATTCTTTTAAAAGATGCGGGTGTTGACTTTGGTAGTTTAAATAACGCATCTGGTAATATGACAATTAAGTCAGGTACTACAGATGCACTTCAGTTTACTGGTGCTAATGCTGACTTTCAAGGTACTCTAGATGTAACACTTGCTGCAACTTTAGATAGTGATCTAACTGTTGCTGGTAACGTATCTTTTAGCAATGCTACTGACAGTGGTTCGTTTACTGTAACACCCCCTTCTACTTTTACAGGTACAGTAACAGGTAATGGTGGTTTCTCAGGACTACTAACGGGTAACGTAAAGGGTGACGTAGTAGCTACAGATGGAACTGTAGTTCTTCAGAATGGTACTGATGGGTCAGATGCTGCACTAACTGGTACAGTCTCAAGTCTATCTAATCACGACACTGATAATTTATCAGAAGGTTCCACTAATCTTTACTATACGTCTAGTAGAGCAGATAGTGCAGCAAAAGGTGCTATCTCTGTTACAGATGATGGCGGTGACGGTTCTCTAGCTTACGACAGTAGTACAGGTGTTATTACTTACACAGGGCCAAGTGCTACAGATACTAGAGCGCATTTCAGTGGTGGAACTGGTGTATCTATTACTAATGGAGAGGTTGCGATTGGTCAGGCAGTAGGTACAACTGATAATGTAACTTTTAATAATCTCACAGTAGACGGTGATCTTACTGTAGGTGGTACTACAACAACAGTAAATAGTACAACTGTAACTGTAGATGATCCTATTTTCACACTAGGTGGGGATACTGTACCTACTGCAGATGATAACAAAGATCGTGGTATTGAGTTTCGCTGGCATAATGGAACCGCTGCTAAACTAGGTTTTTTTGGTTTTGACGATAGTACTGGTAAGTTTACCTTTATACCTGAAGCAACAAACAGTAGTGAAGTTTTTACTGGCACTGCAGGTACTGTTGTTGCATCTACTTTTGAAGGTAACGTATCTGGGCAAAGTATGACCAGCTCTAGTGATATAACATTAGATGCTGATAGCGGTAATTTTTATTTTGCAGATGATGGTAATACAAAATTAACATTTGTTGTTGATGGTGGTAGCGGTCAAACAATTAGTTCAACTAACGGTCTTGTAATACAAGGTGGAAACGCTAGTAATGAGTCACTTACTTTAACAACTTCTGGTAGGATGAACTTAAATGCCTCTGGAGCAGCCTTTGGTAATCAAGCAGGAATTGCCTTACAAGGCACTGGCGCTCAAAGGGGTGTTATTGACCTTAGTAATACAGAACAAATAGGTTTTAGGGTAGGTACAGGAAATACACCTAGCGAAGAACTTAGACTTACGACAGATGGCGTAGGTGTACTTGGTGGATTACGTGTTGGTGATACAACCGCTCCTACTGATAATGATATACACGCTGTAGCTGATATAAGTGCAGGAGGATCCTTTAAACTTACAGATGGTGCTTCAGACTGGTCGTTTGCAGTAGATTCAAGTAATAACCTTGTTATCAAGTATGGTACTGATACTGTATTTAAACTAACCACTACAGGCGCTCTTACTGTACAAAATAATATAACTGCTTATGGCAATCCTTAAAGGACTAAGTAATGGCATTACCTTCATCAGGAGCTATCTCTCTTAATCAGATGCACGTAGAGGCAGCTGGATCGGGCGCAAGTGGAACTACTGTTTCACTTAATGATTCTGATATAAGGGGTTTAATTGGTAAAGGTTCTGCTACAGGTATGAACTTCGCTGAATGGTATGGTAGTGACTCAGTTGAGTCTGTTTCCTACGATGTTATCGGCGGCGGCGGTGGCGGTGGCAGCGGTATGAATAACGGCGCTGGTACTGGCGGTGAAGTTGATGGCGGTAATGGCGGTAACAGTACTTTTACTATTACTCACTCAGGTGCAACTATTTTAGGAAGAACTTCTACTGGTGGCACAGGTGGCGCTGCAAGCTCTCTCAACCATAGCGGTGATAGTAGTGGTGAGGCTAGTGCATTTGGTGCTGGTGGCGCTGACTCCAATAAGGAACAAAACGGATTTGCTGCTCCTGCAACATCGTATGGCGCAGGTGGCGGTGGCGGTGGAGGCCGTAGACAAACAAACTTCTTCGGTCAAGTATACAACACAGACCCCGCTGGTGCTGGGGGTTCTGCGGCAGACAGAAACCAAGGTACTTCCTCAGTTAATATCTATACAGGATCAGTATTAACTATTGTAGTAGGCGCTAAAGGTACTGGTGGTGTTGATCCCAACGGTGGTACAACTGGTGCTAATGGTGCTACTGGAAGAGTTTCTATTACTGTAGGTGGGTCAACTTACACTTATACTAACCCCGGAACATATACGGTAAACTTATAATGTCCGATTTTACACCAGAACAGTTAGAAGCTATGATGGATAGAGCCGCTAAGAAGGGTGCTAGGCAAGCCTTGTGTGACTTAGGGTTGGCTGACTTAGATGCAGCTACTGACATCAAAGAGTTACGTAGTTTGTTAGACTCTTGGAGAGACACAAAGAAAAGTATTTGGAAAACTTTAGTACAATTAGGAACAGTTGCAGTACTGACATTCATAGCTACTGCCGTATGGATGCAAGTAGGCAAGTAAGGAAAAGATAGATGGCAAAACGTTTCTTAGGATTTACACCAGAGCAGAGAGGCAAGATTGTGCCTGAGTTAGCTGGTATGCAAGGTGATGAACAGCGTAGAGTTATTGCATCTAATCCTGCTTATCAAGCTAAACTAGGTAATGCTACAGAGCAAGCTATGCGTGTTTTAAATCCTCAACCAGTTAAAGCTAATAATGGTATGTATGTAAAAGGTTTTAATGAAGGTGGACAAGCTAAACTAGATGCTGCACAGAAACGTGTAGCTGATGCTCAAGAAGCTTTACAGGCCGCTAGAGATGCCCAAGCAGCTAACCCAGAAGATGCATCTTTAGTAACAAAGGTTACTGAGGCTGAGACTAGGTTAAGAAATGCTCAAGAAGCTCTTCAAGGTGCAGAGACTTCATTTAAAACTACTGAGATGCCTTCTAATGTAGAAATGACATCTGCAGCCATAAATGATCCTGAGTCTTTGACTACTAAAACAGAAGTAGAGAAGATTACTACAGATGATAAACAAACCATTGCTGAAGGCACTGGTGAGGTTGGCGATGCTGAGAAAGCAACTGCAACAACTGCAGAAACAGCGGAAGCAGTAACACCACCAGAAAAGAAACCTGCCCCTACTGTCGAAGCTACTACAGTCACAGATGAAGTTCAGAAAACTTTAGACTCTTTAACTGCAGCAACTGGACTGCCTAGCGATGAAGCTTTAGCTAAAGCTGCGACTATGAACCCTGATGAGTTAGCTCAACTAGGTTTAACTGCAGCACAGATTACAGCCGCACAAACTGTTAAAGCTCCCGATAAGCGTAAGGTAGAAGAAGGTGAGATGATCTCAGGGTCTTCTGTCGATATGGATCGTGTAAAGGAAGAGACAAGCTTTGAGGCGGCTACAGGCGCACCCTCTTCTGATGCCACAGTTCAAGGCCAGTTAAGCGGTCTTATGGAAGACTTTGAAGGTAAGAATCCACCAGCTTGGGCTGCAGGAGCTATGAGAGCGGCATCAGCGGCACTAGCGGCTAGGGGTCTTAGCTCTTCTAGTATGGCTGGACAGGCTATCGTACAGGCTGCAATGGAGAGTGCCATCCCTATTGCTACTCAGGATGCTAAGACTGCAGCAAGCTTTGAGTTACAGAACTTATCTAATAAACAACAGTCTGCTATGTTTGCTGCACAGCAACGCGCACAGTTTCTTAACTTAGAGTTTAACCAAGAGTTTCAGACTCGTGTAGCTAATGCGGCTAAGATTAGTGAAATAGCTAATATGAACTTTACTGCAGAGCAACAGATTGCTTTGGAGAATGCCCGTCTAGCTCAGTCAGTAGATCTAGCTAACTTAGATGCCGCTAATGCTAAGGTGTTGTCTGATGCTGCAGCAATGACTCAGATGGACACAGCTAATTTAAACAACCGTCAACAGGCGGCTATACAGCAAGCTAATGCATTTCTACAGATGGATATGCAGAATTTAGAGAATGAGCAACAGACTAATGTATTTAAAGCTCAACAACGTGCTAATGCTTTGTTATCTGACCAAGCAGCTGAGAATGCGGCTAAACAGTTTAACGCATCTAATCAGATACAGGTTGACCAGTTCTATGATAACCTAAGTTCATCACTTAGTATGTTTAACTCTGAACAAGCTAATGCTCAGAATAGGTTTAATGCTGGTGAAACAAACGCTATTGAGCAATTCAATAAGAAGATGGTAGATGAGCGTGAAAGATTTAATGCTAGTAACCAGCTTATAATTGAACAAGCTAATGCGGCGTGGTATCAAACAGTTGCCACTATAGATACTGCAGCAACCAATGAAGCTAATCGTGCGGATGCAGCGGCGGCAACTAATATGACAGCCCTAGCATTTAGTGCTATGATGCAAGAGACTAGGGATATGATGAGTTATGCTTGGCAGTCTGCTAACAATGATGCGGATAGAGCAACCCAGCTTGCTATTGCTCAACTATCCTCAGATGATGCTAAACAGGCGGCAAGTGCTGCTAAATCTTCTGGCTTCTGGGGCGCTCTTGGTAACTTTGGTAGTGCCGTTGTCGAGGGCTACTTGGCTGGAAGAAATAGACCTAGAGGATCTGAATAAAATGAGCGAAGTACAATTTTCCTTTGATGCCCTAAGCTTTCTGCAAGAAGTTCTTCCAGAGCCAGAAGAGGCTACACCCACAGATTCCATAATCCGTAGACCTACAGAACCTAAACCTGTAGAAGCTAAGGATGAAACTCAAACAATGCTACAAGACTTTGCTCGATTACAGGCTGACCAGTATGACTTGAAGAGTATGAAGAAAGCTCCACCTGTAAAGTCTAACTTTATCCAAGAGTACTTAGATAGTTTAGATATGTTCTACAAAGATGAACAGATGAACGAAGCTATCAATGGCGCTCTGATGGAAGCTACTAGACCACCCATAGGGCAGCTATCAGAGACAGCTAGGACTGCCATCTTCAGTGGTATGGATATGCGGGGTGCTGATAAGACTATGGTGAACAACGCTAAGGAAGCTCAGAATGTAGTTCAGCCTATGGTCACACCTGTCTTTAGAGGTAGGCAACCAGAGATGGCAGACAGCCCAGCGCTTGTTGATGCACCTAGTATAGATGCTCGTAGTAATGAGATGCTAGATAAGCCTAAAGGTATTATGACTGACCCTAGAGGTAACAAACGTCCTAAAGCTAGACCAGAAGGATTAGAGCCAGTAGGTTTTAAAGTACCTGAGTACAAAGTTTACAATAACCCAGATGAAATGTCAGAGCTTGAAATATTAGCACGTACTATTGAGGCAGAAGCTAGGGGGGAACCTTACGAGGGTAAGGTTGCAGTAGGTGCAACTATTGCCAACCGTGCTGCATCAGGTAGTTATGGTAAGGACATTCGTGGTGTTATTTTACGAAGAGGGCAGTTTTCCCCTTGGAACTCTTGGACAGGTTATGCAAAAGGTGAACAAGGTAAAGATATGATGAAACTTCGCGCAAGTGAGGATTCATATAGAGCCGCTAGTGCTATTTTGCAAGGTAGTTACGAAGATCCTACAGACGGTGCAACACACTATGTAAATGAAAAAGTTAGCAAACCTGATTGGTTAAGTGATATGAAAGGTCGTAAGCGTGGTGTTTTAACTATTGGTAATCACTTGTTTGGTAATGCAGATAGTAATAAAAAGTACGATGGTAAGTCTTACATATTCGACAGAAAAAGTGAGACTACAGACCAACCTGTAGAAGCTGCACCCATTACGGTTAAAGCAATACAACGTATTATAGGAACGGTTGTTGACGGTGACTTTGGCCCAGCATCCAGAAAAAAGGCTAGAGAGTTTCTTGATAGTAAAGGTGTAGATGTAGCCAAAAGTGCTACTGATGAGGATCTTATGAAACTTGTTGTAAATAGTTAAATATGTTCGGATTACCTCTAGAACTTATCACTATGTTGTTCTCCACTGTTCTTGGTGGAGTAATGTCTATCTGGGGTCAGTCTAATAAACAGAAGGCTGAACAACAGAGAGCGTTGATAGGTGCAGCAAGTCAGGCTCGTGAACACGGTAAGACAGACAAACACTTTGCTTGGACTAGAAGAATAATCGCATTATCTGCAGTTTTCGCAATTATTGTCTTGCCAAAGCTAGTAGCAGTGTGGTATCCTGAAGTCACTGTCATAGTAGGGTACACTGAAATGAATGGTGGATTTTGGAACTGGTTGTTTGGCCCCGCTGAGAGTACTATGTGGGTATCTGCACGAGGCTTTGTTATTACACCCCTAGACACACACATCGTATCAGCCATTGTAGGACTTTACTTTGGCGCTGGATTTACTAAATAAGGTACAACAAAAATGGTAGACTTAATGGTAGCCGCTATTCCCGGCCAATCTCTAACAGACACACCAAAGAACTCTCCTTGGGAAAGACCACCAGAGATGGTGAAGGTTCCAGAGGTAGTAGACTTCTACATCAGTAGTTTAGCTGACAATGAGAAGATGGAAGACTTAGCTATCTTATTTGAGATTGGTGGTGATCTACGTGGGATAGTTAAGACTATTACATCAACTGGGGCTATGAAAGGCTTACACACTGTCGAGGCTGGTATTCTAGCTGCACCTGTTATAGCTTCTTTTATAAAGGCCGCTATGTCTGAGTACGGGATAGAGGTAAGAGAGACTAGCTTTGATGCTGAGAAGGCTCAGACTATGAAAGAGAAAGAGCGTCTTAAAACTCTGGTTATGGCAGCTATGGAAAAAGAAGCTCAACAGGAAGGCCCAACCTCTGGTATCCTACAAGAGATACGTGAGAACATCGAACCAGAAGCGGAAGAACCTATGGAAGAAGCTCCACAGCAAGAACAACCTAAAGGTATTATGTCGAGAGGTGCAGTATAATGGCTGACTGGCAAGCATTCGCAGAGAGTTTTCTTAACCGTACTGCAGAAGGTATCAAGGAAAGAACCGCTGACGCAAAGAGTTATGAAGAGCGTCAACGTGAACTAGCTAGAACAACTGGTCGAGCAGAGTTTAAGAAGAGAACAGGTTTAGCACAGGGTATGGCTGGTCTGGGTTCTAAGGCTAAGTCTTTAGGGGCTACAGACGCTATGGTTGCTGCAGCTATGGGATCTGGGCCTACAGGCTTAGTAGACCTAACAAGGAACTTAAGCGAGTTAAAGACTTCTCTTGGTGCTAGATGGACACCAGAGGCTGCACAGAACAACTTTGAAGTACCAGAAGCATACGAGGTTATGAAGTATGAGCCTGACTGGATGACAAAACGTATTAATAAGATAGTTGGCCTAACAGATCCTACAATAGGAGACTATAAAGCTAAAGACTATGGTATGCTAGGTAACCTATTTGGGTTTAATGCTCGTGAAAATGCTAGGGTTCGTCTTGATTCAGAGCTTGGTGTAGGTGGCTACAGTCTACTTGACTTGAATGAGCTTTCCGCACAGTCAGAGTATGATACCCTTACTCAAGGGGCTTACGTTAACTTTACCCCATTGAAGTACTTTGATATAGGAGAGTCTAGTTCTGAGTCAAGAAGCCTTAAAGCAACTATAGAAGATTCTTTTGAGATTGATGAGGGTTGGGAAACCTTAGATAAACAAATTGATAGGGTAACTCGTATATTTAAAGATGCACCAAGTTTATATACAGATATTAATGGTGTTCAACACGAAGGGTCAAAGGCAGAAGATGCCTTTTATAGTGACATAGCAAATTTAAGGGCACAGCAAAGACTTATTGAGAAAACTATAGCTACTCAAATTGTTAGCAACAGGGCTTCTGCCTTTACTGGGGGTGGTTATCTAGAAGCTATGAAACCCTTTTTAGAGCCTTATGGTGTAGATATTGATGCACTTAATAAAGAGATCTATAACTTTGCTGCACTAGATGAAGATGATGTTAGTGATGATGGTAAGACTCCACCCGCTAGTGGTGCAGTTAAAGCTGAAACTAAGGATGTTGTTGTTGTAGAGCAGGGTGAAAACAGCCAAACGTTTGAGGGTGATGTATTTAAAGGGTTATCTGAAGGTAATAGAGTAACGTTTGAGTTTGATGAAAACGGAGAACCAAAGACTGCTACAGTAATTTTGGATGGAGAACCTCATAAGGTTAAAGACCCGGATGACGTTATGGAACTGTACGAGATGGGTACATCTATAGAGGTTGATGCACTAGAAGCTAGGGAAGCTAGTTTAACTATGCCAGACCCTGTTGAAGAAGAAGTAGACCCAACCCTAAGAGGTAGTCGAAGAAAGAGTACAGGTGTAGCTATAAACCCCTTTGCGGCATTATTTGAAAACACACCAGAATCTGCCGCTGGTAGAAATAAAGCTAGAACTGGCCCTCTAAGTAAAGAAGAAGTACAACAGCAAGAAGTAGCTTCAGATGAGGCTTCAGAAGAGGTTGTTAAAGCTAGTAAACCCTTAGAAAACTTTGTAAAAGATTATGGTAGAGATTTAGTAACATATCTCGTTGATAACGGTTACGCTATGGATGATGGGGATGAAGAGATTAGGGAAGGTTTAGCTATGTGGTTTGACGAAAATGCAGCTAAATCACCCCTCTTACTAAATGAAGATGTAAACGGTCTAATCTTCCTTATGAAGCAAGCTTTACAGAGAGTACGGCCTGACCTATTAGATAACCCAGAGGTTTAGTAGATGAAGACTATAACGTTAGAAGAGATTCGTAAGCGAGGAAATCTACCTTCTGCTCCAAGTCCTCTTGATGTACAGACGCCCAGCGCCTTACCAAGTCCTATGAAGACAATAACTCTTGCTGAAATACGCAATAGGGGTCAGGAAGAGGATGAGTATCCTTTTGATGATGACACAAAGCTTAAGAAAAAAGACCTAAAGACAGGTAGAAATGCTAGAGAAATTCGTGAATATATGTCACAAAGGTTTGGTGTAGACTACCGTAAGGATCAAGGTAAGTCTGATGAGGATGTTGTAGAAGACTTTGTAGATCATATGAGGTACTTCAATAGTAACATTGTAACCACAGCCGGGGAAGTTCGTTATATTCGTGATGCTGATGAGTCTAAGAGAGCTACAGCTGCGAGAGCATATGATCTTTACGACAAACTAGGTAGTGTGTTTACCAATGACGGTTTTATGGGTGCTGTAGATGGTATGAAAGATTACTTTATGGCTACCGTAAAAGATCCCTCTACTTATGCTGGTCTACTTACTGGTGGTATTGCTAAAGCCTCTGGTGTGGGCCTTACTCAGGCTGGACGTATGGCAACTAAGAGGGCCGCTGTTGAGGCTGGTAAGAAAGCCTTAGCTAGTGGTGCGACACAGCAAGCTGCAAAGGAAGCTGGTGAAGAGGCCGCTAAGATGGCGGCTAAACGATTTGCTGCAGAGGGTATTAAGAACCCAGTGTCTGCTAAGATTCGTAGACAAGCCGCACGTAGAGAGCGTGAAATCTTCTTGTTAGAAGCTAAGAAGAGAGCCAGAAAAGAGGTTCTAAAGAAGCAAGCTGCAAAAGATAACAAGAAAGTTTTAATGGGAACTACTGCCCTAGATTCAACTTTCGCTATTATGCACGATGTTACTCTACAAAACACATTACTAAAAGCTGGTTCACAAACAGACTACAACTACGTTCAGACAGGGTTTAGCTCTGTTCTTGGTGGTATTGGTGGTGCTACACAGTTACTGTTTGGTCGAGCCGCTGGTAAGTCTGGCTTATCTGATTCAGATATACTGGTAGAGTCAGCTAGAGCTAGAACTGAATCCCGGGAAAGTGTTGAGGAAGCGGCAAGACAGCTATCAGCAAGACAAGCGGCTAAACAGATAAAGCTTAGTGAGGAAGCGGCAAAGGATGCTGCAGCAATCATTATGGAGAAGGCTAGAGCTTGGGATGTAAAAGTAGAGGCTGGTAAGGACAGCTTCGATGATGTTCCTACATCTGTAGACTTTATAAAAGATATGATGCTTGGCCCTGATGGTGATGGTAAGGGTGGACTTGTAAAACTATTTAAAGATCAGGGTCTAAAGTTACCTAAAGATTTCACTGTCTCTGATGTAATGACTTCTGTTGTACAGTCAATGTCTCAGGAAGAGCTAAAGAAGATTAATAGATCCTTAGAGCCTAAAGGATTTACTCTTGGTCAGACTACAGAGTTAGCTACAAGCTTAGGTGACTTACTAGCCATTGAGATCCGTAAGGGTGGTCAGGTTCTAAATGTAATGTCTCAGGTTCGTAAGACTTTAGATGCAGCTAATTTACACGGTCATCAGTTGATCGAAGGTCAGGCTGGAACTATTAAGGCTATGGATGATGAAGCTAAGAAGGCTAAGAAAGCTAAGGTAGGTCAGTACGGACAGAACCTATGGCGTAGGATGCTTGTATCATCACCTGCTACTACTGCAGTAAACGTTATAGGCTTTGGTCAGTTCTATGTTGGTCAGTCACTAGCAGATCTTTTTTCCGCTACAGGAAGCACAATGTATGGACTTGCTAAGGGTGGAACTAGAACTGAGGCTGGTAGAGAATCACTACGTGTGGCTAAGGTCTATATGCAGATACAGTCTCAGAAGATTCGTAACTTACTAGACCCTTACACAACTCACGACACATATATGCAGTTTCTGAATGAGAACAAAGACCTTAGAAGCATTTTGTTTGAGAGTTATACTGGTGGTGTTGAACGTAGTGGTAAGAGGTATGGGATAGACCCTGACAGCCCTTGGTTTAAGAGAGCAGAGGCTTTAGCAGATGGGTCTAACAGACTTACTGGTGTTAAACTGCAGGATACCTTTACGAAGTCACAGATGTACATTACTGAAATGGACAAGTGGCTAAGACTTAATAAAGGTGTTAGCTTAGAAGAAACACTAAGGAAAGGTGATCTTTCAGTCATTGATGATGATGTGATTGGTGGCGCTCTAGACACGACTATGAAATCAGTGTTTGCTAAGGACTACACCACAGAAGACCAGTTGCTTAACGCAGCGGCTAAACAAGTAGAGAACTTTTCTAACATACCTGTCATTGGTACGATCCTACCCTTTGGTCGGTTCTTTAATAACACCCTAGCTACAGCCTACCAGTGGAGTGTAGGTGGTATGGTTGAGGGTGCATCAGCTATTATGAAGAAAGAGAAACGTAACATCAAAACAGTAGAGGCTTTCTCTAGAAGTTTGGTTGGTTTCTCATCTCTAAAGTTAGCTATGGAATATGATGAAAGAAAGCGTGAGAAGGGCTATGCTTGGCACCATATGGATACTGGTGGCGGTAAGATTATTGACGCTAAGAATATGTTCCCGGTATCTCTGTGGCTTGCTGTAGGACGCGCTGGTAATTTATCTAAGAATGGTGAGACTGTACCAAGGGATCTTATCGAAGACGTTACTGCACAATTAGCTGTAGGCCAGTTTGCTAGAGATGTCCAGTTTGGTAATGATTTGTACAATATGTTTGACGTTCTGTACAACCAAGAAGAGGGAGCTAGACAGGCTTCATTCAACGCTTTGTATAAACAAGGTGGTAACATCTTAGCTGGCTTTACACGCCCACTAGACGCTCTGAATAAGATGGTTGGCTTTATAAATGACTCAGATACAGCTAAGGATGTTAGACAGGAAAAAGGATTCTCCACATTCACTGTAGGGGCATCAAAGTATGTAGATAACTTACTGGAAATCTTTAGTGATAAGATTGATGGAATTACTGGTGAAGAACTAAGAGTAGCTACAAGAGATGGGCAGATTAAAGACGTTAACCCTATTCTAAGAATTATGGGTATAACTCAGGTTCCTGCTAGAACAGGTGTAGAGAAAGCTTACTCTATGGCAGAAGCACACCCTTGGAAAGCTAACGAGAGAAGTCAGATCCCTGCATACGATAAGATCTTGAATGAGGTTGTTGTTCCAATATTCGAGGAAAGGGTACTAGACGTTATAGGAAGTGATAGCTGGAAGAACGCTAGTGTTAATACAAGAAGAGTACAATTAAATAGTATAAGGAATGATGTTAAATCTCAGGTAAGAAAGCACTTACTTACAACAGACCTTCCAGAGGGTTCTATAAATGCTCTGAGAAGAAAGGCTACAGTTACTGGTTCTCGTGAAGAGAGAGCAGAGGCTAGAAAGTTTTTGAAGGAACGATTTGGATGGGATGGTAATATAGGGGAGTTAGGTAATGATCCAGAATCCCTAGAGATACTACAAACATATTTTTCTTTTATAGAAGTTTATCGTAAAGAAAACAAAAGATAATAAAAAGAGGGGGCTTTGCGGCCCCCTTTATTTTAGTTTAAACAGTTCTGCAGCAAACCGTGCTATAGTCGCAACATCATCAAGCCTCTCTAATGCCCTCTCTCTTGGTCGAGAGTCGTGAAGATGACTTTCTATGTGACGTTTAGCAGGTAGCAACAGTGTAACCAGTTCATCATAAAACTTTTCCTGCTTGTCCTTTACGAGCCTTTTGGCTTCTTCTTCTATGCCCATACTTATGCACTTTCTGGTACTTGGAAACAATACGTCTTAGCTGATGATTCTGGTGTAGGTCTAGTACTCATTAATCTGTCTTCCATCTGAACAGCTACCTCTTTACAAGAGCCAGAATCCATAAATAGGCCATCAAAAGCTTGAACTTTTATACGGCCCTCAAACATCATAATGAGTACTAAAACATACATTAGAACCAGCCCATAACTTGATCTACAAGCGCTGGGCCATACTCAGCAGCTAGATTAACTACCTCACCAACAGCTAACATACCAATAGTTGCGACTGCCATAAATTCAATACCTGTCATTTTATTCCCTTTCAAGGAGTTGTTTTAGTTCCTGATAACCACCTATGCAGTTACCATCTTGATCCCAAATTTGTGGAACCGTCTTTATACCAGACTTTTTGAATAAGTCAAGTACCCATTTAGAGTCATTGAGAGAATAGTAATTAACTGTGTAACCACTATCCCTCAATAGACCCATAGCCTTTGAACAGTGAGGGCAGTCTACCCGCCCCACTAGAGTGTAAACACCATTTGCCATTAGGTTATATCCACTATTTCGCAAGAGTCACCTGTGCAAGCCATAGTTTGACTTCCTGCAGTGTTATCTTCGTTTTCATACTCTGAAAGCTCTGACCAGTTAATATCTTTTGGCATATCAGATAGTAACTCTTCGTACTCTTCCTTAGTGCAGTCCTGATAAGGAGCTTGCTGGTAAGTATGATCTGAGTGTGGCAAGAAAGACACACCTGACATTTCATCAAAGTGTTTGTAAACAAATGCACCTACATCCATCCACTCAGAATCCCGTACCGATATAGTCACACTTGGCTTATGCTCACACCAATGACGTTGATACGTTAGCCAAGTCTCTAGTTGCTCAATGGCAGTCATATCATTACGAGTGACAGCACCTTCTGGTGATTTAACTGGGAAGCTAAACACTGTAGTAGTGTCACCCTTCATCACACAAGGTTCATTAGGAACGCCCTTATCTTTCATAAACTGAGTTAAGGGGTCTTTATTATCACCACGCACAGTACGGATATAATAGGCACTATGGCGAGCGTGAATCCCAGAGGCTGAATCCACCAACTGGGAGACTGTCCCGGACGGTTTGACGCAGCTAATTGCAGTGCTATGAGGTATACCAAGGCGGTCAGCCCATTCAGCGTTAGTAGTAACAGCAACATTTCTAAGGTGTTCAAGAGTCTTCTCCAATCCAGCGTTTGCTGATGTCATAAGAGGGTTGTCCATTATTCCCGTAAGTGACACACCAAGCAAGCGCTCTTCTTCTGTGTTGTTTGCCCACACCTTTCGCAAGTAGGGAAACTTTGTGTAGGATGACTGAATGGTTCCCAGAATCGTAGCCATACGAACCTTTCTTTCCAGATCTGTAATAGTATCTGTAGCACGTACAACTACCTCTGTTAAGTTGCAGAATTGATATGGACGTAAGATTATTTCGCTGCAGGGGTTAGTACCAAAGTCGTAATTACTATCCCTTCGCTTATATTTTTCAGCTTGTTTTTTACTTGCTTGACGATTAAAGATACCACGCTCACCTGATTTAGACTCAACTAATGCCATCCACTCACGCATAAACGTTTCCATATCAGGCTTTTCAGTGTAACTGACACTGTTATTAGCTAAGGCTCTCCAACTAGCAGTCTCCCACCACTGACCTGACTTAGCGTGACGCATACGATCATCACTCAGGTTAGACAGAGAAATCATAGCACTACGGCGTACACCACCAACTACAACAATCTGACCAATGAAGCACATAAGATCGTGACACTCAACGCTGGATAGCTTACGTCCTTGTGCATTCTTAAACGTAGTGATAGCAAAGTTAAATAGTTCCACTAGAGGCGCTGGGCCACTAGCTCTACCACCAAACGTCTTAAGCCTAGCACCCGCAGGACGTACACGAGAAACATCCCACTTAGGGATCTCACCAGCCCAGAGGAGAGCAAGAACTTGACGGAACGCTTTAGCCCAACCTTCCTTACTGTCTTTGACAACGACAACAGTATCGCTATCGAACAACTCAGGAACTTCTGGGAGTTTACTAACGTACTGCCGCTCGACGGAGAACCCGACACCAGTACCACACAAGAGGATGTACATAGCCTCATCGAAGGACTTAGGGTCATCTACGGGTAGATAGCTACAGTTATACCCGGCAGTGTTATCTCTGTCAAGTGCTGGCCCTGCAGTCATCATAGCTCTCATAGAAGGCATAACCTCTAAGCTAAGAATAGCTTGTTCAATATCGTGAGCAACATTAAAGTTAGCCTCACTAGCCCCACTGTCAACTACAGGTTCTACTACGTTATCCATATAACGCTCTACTGTATCACCCCAAGTCTCACGCCCCTTACCGTCATAGTACTTAGCGTATCGTGACAAAGCAATGAAGCTCTGGTAGTCTGTTGGTAGGTAGTTATTCATCTGTTGTCTCCTGATCCCTTTAAAACACCACGCTGCTCTCTATCGTCAAGCTTTGCCATATTCATTTCCATAGTCTTTTGTAAATTACCGCCAAAGATATTTGATAGCGCTGTTACATAAAATAAGACATCTCCTAATTCTTTCAAGATATCTTCATCACTAAATTTACCTTTATCTCTAAATACCTTTTTTATTTTTTCAGCCACTTCACCCGCTTCACCGCATAAACCTAGAGTGTTCTCTAACAAACGCTCTCTACCTTTAGTGAAGATCTTGTCTTCAACAAACTGGCTGTAAAACCTAACAGGGTCTTTACTATAGTCAGGACTGTTCTGAAACATATCAAAATACCCAAATGCTTCTAGATCTGTCTCGTTAATCATTGCCGTTCCTTTATATTTAAGTTTTCTATTTTAATTGCTTCTGAGTCGTAGAACAAGTCTTTGACGTAATCATACACATCTTCCTCGTGAGCCTCTTGTACAGATGAAAGGATGTGATTGTCTTCATCTAACTTAAGAAGAAAAGTTACACTAAACTTTCTCATTTGTGTTTTCCTTTGTAGTTATCAATTAGCCAACCAAGATATACTTGAGCTTTCTCTAGATCTTCTAACCCATTCTTATACTCGTGACGCCATACATACTTTAGAACATTACCAGCCATATATGCACTTGTACCATCCATCTTACAAGTCATAGCTCGTATAGCTTCAATACACTCTATACCAGCCTGATTGTAGTGAACAGGTTTGCTTACTGGATTGTGACCCACAACTGGTGGCTCTTTCTTAGTAAACTCTTCTTCCATACCTTCAAAAAGTTCCTCTATAGCAAAATCTGTCATTAAGCACTTCCCTCTGTCTTTGTCCATCTAGTAAGGCGAAGAACATTACCTTCTCTAGTTACCTCTGGTTTCTTTTTCTCTTCCATATAACCTTCCATTAACATATTACGATGATCTTCTATTTCATCTAGAATGTCTGGATATTCTTCAACCCAGTCTAAGAAAGCTGACATAAGTGTTATAATGTGTACTAAATGAGCCTGTATAGTAGTTTCAATATGTGGAGAAACGTATATACCAGTAGCTATATCTCCTGACCAGCTTCCATCATCTTCCATAATAGGTTTAACAACCAAAGCCGCTTCATCTTCTTTTACTTCATACCGAGCCATTAGGCTTTCCTTCTTTTTACAGTTATCTTAGTTTCTTTACAAGGTTTTCCACGCTCTGTCAACCAATCCTTTGGTATTAGTCTGTGTGACCATTTGAAACCATACTTATTACACCAATCCGAATAACGAGACTTAGCACCCTTATACAATCTAGAATTTGCATTACTAAATACGAACCTTATATCTAACTTAGGGTGTTGTCTTTTTATTTCAAGATGTTTTCTTCTATCAGCTGCGCTAAAGATGCCTTTGGTTTCTATAATAATACCATTGTCCAGTTCAAAGTCTGGTGTGTATGTGCGGTACTTTAGATCTTCCCATTCTATCTTTAGCTTCTCGTATCGTACTTCTTTTTGATGCTCTGATAAAAAAGCAGCGGCCTCAACTTCAAGACCACTGCGATATAACCTAGTGTTATGTCTTCTTTTAGCCATTAACTTCGACATAATTAACTAGGGGTGGAGTTAGTTTACCTTTGTACACCTTTGAGGGTAATACTTTTAGATTAGGGAAACACTTATGTTTAAACTGACAGAAAGTACAACCCTCATTTAACACAATGTTACCACTAGGTACTTTACGATAAGTCTCTGGAACAGGTTGAAAGCAACGTTCAAAAGGTTCATCATTGTCAATATAATCAACAGTGTCTTGAATATCCTTAAGAACTTTCTCTTTATCTACCCCGGAAGCATCAACATACTTAAACTCACCACTGTTCTTATTGATAACCCACCAGCCACCTACGTCTTTACCAGCACCCTCTGAGTAACCAACTAACTGAGATACATATCCAAACCCGTCACTCTTCTGCATCTCTTCAATAGAATCAAACTTGTTGTTGTATGAATACCAAGAGGCAGATTTAACATCGTCAATCCTTCCATCCATTTCCATATCATATTCTCCCTTAATCTCTTGACCATTAGGGAGTTTTAAAACAACTTTATCATTATCTTTGAAACTAACATCAGCGGCAGTAAGTAAACCTTTGAATACAGCCTCGACAATATCCCCAAGAATCATATTCATAAGGAAGTGAGGTGGAAAAGGTTCCTTACCTTCTGGGTCATTCTTTTCAAACCATAGCTGGCACTTAGGCTTACCTATGTTAGACATACGT